GCAAGAGTGATAAGCGTGCAAAGGCGTGCGATTCGCCATTACTAACTTGATTTTTTTTAATGTCGTGAAAACGGCGTTTTAAATTACCAAGGGTGTAAACACCAGAGTCATAAAGGTTAAATATTCAAGTGTATAAATATATATAAAAACATTTATATATTTATATCAAGTATAATGGGAAAAAAAAGTGGTGCCAAAAAAAATTTACCGTTTGTAAGTGTTTGTACACCTACATACAACCGTCGTCCGTTTATCGAGAACATGTTCCGTTGTTTTCAAAACCAAAATTACCCCAAAGACCGTATCGAATGGATTATTGTAGACGACGGAACGGATAAAGTAAGAGATATAATCGAAAAATCGAATATTCCCCAAATCAAGTATTTTGAATTGCCCGAAAAATTACCTTTAGGCGCAAAACGTAATTTTATGCATAAACAAACAAAGGGTTCTATCATTGTTTATATGGATGACGATGACTATTACCCTCCCGAACGCATTTCGCATGCAGTGGAACGTTTACAAGGTGATAAAAATGCACTATGTGCTGGTGCCAGTGAAATTTATATTTATTTCAAAGGATTGAAGCGTATGGTTCAATGTGGACCGTACAACCCAAACCACGCAACCGCGGGAACATTTGCATTTAAAGCCGAATTGTTAAAGCAGACGTGTTATGAAGATACTGCGGCTTTAGCAGAAGAACGTTCTTTTTTGAAGGGATATACCGTGCCATTTGTTCAACTCGACCCATTGAAAACTATATTGGTATTTTCTCATGAGCATAATACGTTTGATAAACGAAAAATGTTGGATAATCCCCATCCGGACTATTTGAAAGACTCTGAGAAAACGGTGGAATCATTTATACGTATGAATGATGAAAAACCGATTAAGGATTTTTTTATGAAACATATTGATAAGTTGCTTGAAAATTATGAACCCGGGTTGCCCAAGATGAAGCCAGATGTATTGGCTCAAATCAAAGTAATTGAAGCCGAGCGTGCCGAAACAATTAGAAAATTGGAATTGGAACAAAAACAGAAAAATGCTTCTGCGCCTATTGTTCTCCAACGTCCCGGGGAACCACCACTCGAATTATCACAGCAAGATGTGGTGAATATTATTCAACAGCAACAAGCAAATATTCAACAGCAACAAGCAAATATTCAACAGCAACAGCTTGCTATTCAACAACAACAGACGAAAATCCAAAATTTGGAGAAAATTATCACTCAATTGCAGGTTCAGTTGGTTGAAAAAAGTAAGGCGATAGTCAAGGCAAATTCGAATAATACGTTGAATGCATTGTCTAATCCAGTACCGCATCAACATCAAAATGTATTTACTCCGATTGAAAATGTTATTTCATTGAATAAAGAAGAGATTTTACCAATCGTAGTCGAACATTTGGCTTCGAAATCAACACCATTGATTAGTGTAGAATCAGATTAATTTTGTTATAATTTGCGTATGATACAAATTATAACATATGGTTTTATTTATTTTTTTCTTTTTTATTATAACGACGTTTATTATTTTTTACCGGTTCAAATATTTCTGTTTCATTGACTGGTTCCGGTTCGGGTTCTTTGACTGGTTCTGGCTCGGGTTCTTTGACTGGTTCTGGCTCGGGTTCTTTGACTGGTTCTGGCTCCGATTCGTCTTCTGAGTCCGAATCGTGTTCTGATTCCGAAACCGATTCAGTCAATTCATTTTCATCGCGAAACATAACACTTAAAATCGTCTCAACTATTGATTTTGTTTCCGGTTCTTCTTCATCTTCCTCTTCTTCTTCCGGAATCGTTTCTATTTCAAGTTCTTTCACTTTCTCTTCTGGTTTTAATTCGTCTTCTTTCAAACTCCTTCGTATCCCTTCGGGAACTACGGAGTTCATTACCGTAGGAAGCTCACCTACGCGTTCTACCTTCGGAAATCCGGCTCGCTCCACTTTATCTTCTTGTATGGTTTCGATTTCAAGTTCTTTGATTACCTCACCCTTGATTTCATCTTCCGATTTTATTTCGGTTTCATTCGCGATATCGACAACCTTTGGTAATTCGTCTGTATTAGTGACCGGTTTTGATTTAAGCCAATTGATAATAAAGGAGAACATTTCGGTTTATATAATATATAATATATACTTTATTGTTCTAAATCTTTTTCATTTATATTATTAATTGTATTATGCGTTATGTTATTGCATAATACAGTTATTTAATTGTGATTACGTTTTGTATTTTTTTTATTGTTTTTATTGATTTTTCTTTTGGTTATTCTTCTCTTTTTACTTTTTCTTTTGTTATTATTTTTTGATTGACGCTTTCTTGATTTACCACCATACTGACCACCTTTTTTTTCTGCGGATGCTGGTGCTTTTTCTTCGACTACTGGTGCTTTTTCTTCAACTACTGGTGCTTTTTCTTCGACTGGCTTTTCTTCGACTACTGGTGCTTCTGCTTCGACTGGTTTTTCTTCGACTACTGGTGCTTCGACTACTTCTTCACCGTTTTCTTTTGCAGCTTCTGCTTCACCTTCTTCTGCTGCTTCACCTTCTTCTGTTTTTGCAGCTTCTGCTTCACCTTCTTCTGTTTTTTCTGCGGTTTCTTCTGATGAGTCACCTTCTTTACCTTCTTGTACTTTTTCAGATTCACCCTCTTTTTTTTCTTCGCCTTGTGGTGTTAACATATTTCTAAAATCATTAAATTTACCTACTGCATCTTTTGTATCAGTTAACATATCTTCAGGTGACGAGGATAATGAATGTGTTACTGTTGGTGCAGATTTACTTGCAGTTGCAGATTCGGGAGCTTGTGAATTTAATGCAGCCATTACTTCTGCTGCAGCCGCTTCTGCTTTTACTGCGGATTTGGCAGCAGCATCTGCTGATGCTTGTGCGTTTGCTGCTGCGTCTTTCATAATAGACATATCTGGCATGGATGGCAATGTTGGCAATATTGCAGACGCTTTCTCCATCATTGATGGTTCTTCGGGTGGTGTTGGTATATCAACACCAACTTTGTCCGCTATTTTATCAAGTGTTACATTAAGTTTCTCTATGTCGCTACCCGTCGCCAAACCGAGTAAGGGGACTAATCCACCATGAAATTTATTTATTTGATTATCCATTTACTATATATTTACTATAATATATCTTGTGAAAATAAAACAAAATATATTATCATTATTCTAAATCATCATCTATTCCATCGATATCATCAATCCCTTCTATTCCTACAATATCCTTCTTCACATTTTTATCTAAATATCTATAAATTCGCTTAATATCCAATTTCGAAATATTGTAGTTCTCGAATATCTTTTCCACTTCATTCATTCGGTCAATCTGAGAACAAAAATCATTCCCATAAAATAACCTCAATTCTTGAAAAAACGAAATCAAATCCTTCTTGTCCATATCTAATTCTTGACACAAATTATAAATAAACAATATATTATTGTATTCAGTCGAATATTTGGTGAGAACTTTGGTAAATCGCACTTCCGATGGTTTAAACACGTTTTGGTTTTCCGGAAAATTGTCGTGATATAATTTGTTATTATAAAACGTTTTCATCAAAGAACTCATTTCATTAAACTGCCAGATTTGATTTTGAAAAGTTATTCTATCAATATAATCAGCATAACACATATTATTCAATATTTTCAAATAAAATGGGTATGCTTTTTCGGGCGTCTTTGATGATAAAACGTCGACAATATTTTCATGCCATAAAAGAGCAACAATGGTTCGTTCGGTTTCGTTCATATATTTATTATGTTCTTCAATTCTCGCTGGTTTATTAATCAACGATTGTGTAATCTTTTTGGAATCTTCATTGTATGTTTTGACATGAAAAATGTTTTGCAAAATGTCGCTATTCATCAAATCCGGTTTTTTCTTATAAATATCGTGAATAAATCCCACTTTTCGTATATCCCCCTGGATATAATTCAAAATATCTTCTTTCATTTTTGCATTGATTGATTTCATATTTGGCATAATGGCGGTCAATAGTTTACTGATTTGTGGTTTCGTCGGACATTTTATTTCAAAAATATTGCATACTTTCATCAATTCCTTTATTTTTTTATCAATGTAATAATTCCCTATACAAATTATAGGGTTCATGGTTTTGTTCTCCAGTCGCTGTTTTTTCGTTTTCTTTTGACGGATAATTTTGATGAGCGCAGTAATACCTCCTTTATCCCCGTTATTCATTCCGTCTATTTCATCCATGACGATGGCTATTTTTTTCACTTTTTTAGTCATCATTTGGAGAACATTTCGATTAGAAATATTATTACTCGTAATGTTATCGATTAATGACTTATTTCTTACATCTCCAGCATCATATTTTATCGTATCATAATCTAATTCTTTTAGAAGATTCATCACAAATTGCGTCTTGCCACATCCGGGAGAACCATAAATATATATTCCTTTTTTATAGGCCAAATTTTTGGAATTATCATCAAATGACAATAATATAGACTTTATTTCATTGGCTATTTTTTCTCTTTCAAAAATCGCATTTATGTTTAATTGTTCCATTATGAATACTAATATTATACAGTTATTATTTTTAGATGATTTTTTAATTACAATAATTTAACGCACGGTTTCGTTATGAAGTCCTTCGGTTAGTCAAATGAGTTCGATACATAATCATTTTGCTGCACGGTCTAGCATGTTTTCTACCAATATTGTCTTCATCCTTTCGGACGCAATGCGCCAAATTGTGAATATATATCAATCGGATTCGATTTATATTTTGTATTTATTGACTCAGATTGGTTTGAAAAAACAAATTTAGAATCAAGTGACGGTGGGGTATAATCCATTCTATCATACATCGTCTCTGCACTTTTTTTGGGGGGTGCTGAATTGAATGGTACGTAATCACTACCCTTTGAAGATAATGCACCAAAATAAGAATAACTGTCCATTTGATTTTCACCACCAAAATTAATATTTGATTGAGTTTCTGATAAACCACCCGGTAAAGGACCAAATTGAGCATTCCCGAGTTGAATATTAACCGGCGGATTTACTGATATTTTTCCGGATTGATGAATACTCGATTGAGTTTGACCTTGACCTTGATTTTGACTTTGATTTTGATTAAACGACGAATACGTTGTGGTGCTTTGGTTTTTTGACGATGGTATGCCTAAATTAAAAGGTGTTGTATTTTGATAATTTGATGTATATTGTCTAGTCGGATACGGCGTAGTATTTGAATACGGTGTAGTAGTGGGATACGGTGTAGTAGTAGGATACGGTGTAGTAGTGGGATACGGTGTAGTAGTGGGATACGGTGTAGTAGTGGGATACGGTGTAGTAGTAGGATACGGCGTAGTATTTGAATACGGTGTAGTAGTGGGATA